CCAACAGCCTGGTCGATGGCGTCGAGGCGATGCTGAACGGCGTGGTCTCGCGCATCAACGGCTTCATCGGCGGGATCAATCAGGGGCTCGAAGCGCTCGGGTCGGAGCGGCGCATCTCGCTGGTGCCGGACCTCGACCTCGGCGAGATCGAGAACCGTTTCGAGGGCGCGGCCAGCGCTGCGACCACCGCCGCGCAGGCGGCGTTCGACCGGGCCTTCGAGGACAACCCGCTCACCGCGCCTGATCTCGGCCTGACCGAGGCGGCAAACCGGGCGCTCGAGTCCGCGAACCTCTATCGCGGCGCTGCGCGCGATCTGGCCGAAGGGGCCCGCGCGCCGCTGGACAGCTGGCAAGCGCTTCGCGACGCGGTGCGCGGGACCGACGAGGACGGGGCCGATGTGCTGGCCGAGGCCACCGGTGCTGCCGAGCGGTTCGAGACCGCGCTCGAAGGCGCCGGAAGCGCGGCGACCGATGCTGGTGCCGCTGCGGGAGCGGCGGCAGCTGCCGCTGAACCCAATGTCGAGACGGCCGTCACCGGCTGGCAAGCGGTCACGGCCGCGCTGTCGGAGTACGCCAGCAAGGCGCGCGAAATCGGTGGCGACATCGGCCAGAGCCTCGTCGGCGCCTTCCAGTCGGCCGAGAATGCCGTCGGCGAGTTCGTAAAGACCGGCAAGCTGAACTTCCGCGATCTGGTGACGTCGCTGCTGGCCGATCTCGCGAAGCTGGCGGCGCGGCGGTTCATCCTGGGGCCCATCGCGAATGCGATCTCCGGCGTGTTCTCCGGGGCGGGCGGCCTCTTCGCCAGCGTCCTGCATGCGGGCGGGACGGTCGGATCGGCTGGGCCCTCGCGCATGGTCCCGGCCGTGGCCTTCGCCGCTGCCCCGCGAATGCATTCAGGCGGCATGGCCGGGCTTCGCCACGACGAGGTGCCCGCGATCCTGCAGCGCGGCGAGCGTGTGCTGTCGCGGCAGGAGGCGCAGAGCTACGGCGCGGGCGGCGTGAACGTCACGATCATGGCGCGTGACGCCGAGAGCTTCCGCCAGTCCCGCACGCAGGTCGCCGCCGACATCGCTCGCGCGGTCTCGCTCGGCCGGAGGGGCATGTGATGGCGTTCCACGAGGTCCGGTTTCCCGACAACATCAGCCGGGGCGCGCGGGGCGGGCCGGAGCGGCGCACGCAGATCGTCGAGCTCGCCTCGGGCGACGAGGAACGCAACGCCAGCTGGGCCAACTCGCGCCGCCGCTACGACGTCGCCTATGGCATTCGCCGCGCCGACGATCTCGCCACCGTCGTCGCCTTCTTCGAGGCGCGCAACGGCCGCCTGCATGGGTTCCGCTTCAAGGACTGGGGCGATTACAAGTCCTGCCTGCCCTCGGGCATGCCGTCGCCCACAGACCAGGCGATCGGCACCGGCGATGACGCGACGACCGCCTTCCAGCTGGTGAAGCGCTACGCCTCCGGCGCGCAATCCTGGACGCGCGCCATCGCGAAGCCGGTGACCGGAACCGTGCGCATCGCGCTGTCAGGCGTCGAGCAGCCCTCCGGCTGGTCGGTCAACACCACGACCGGCCTCGTCACCTTCGACGCCGCGCCAGGCCTTGGCGTCGCGATCACCGCGGGGTTCGAGTTCGACGTGCCGGTCCGCTTCGACACCGACGCGCTCGACGTGACGCTCGACCTCGAGCGGCTCGGCTCGATCACCTCCATCCCGCTTCTGGAGATCCGGCGATGAACGACACCGGCAGCTTCGTTGCCGCCGTGCTGCGCGAACTCGCGGCCTCGACGGCCGTGATCCTCGCCGCCTGGGGCGCGCTCGGCGGCGCCACGAACGCGCTGACCACCAAGATGCGGCTGCGCGATGCGCTCCGGCACATCCTGCTCGGCGGGCTGATCGCGGCCGGGATGGGCAGCCTCTCCATGGCCGTGATCACCGCCTGGCTCAGTCTGCCGCCCGAGGCGATCCCCGCGGGCGGGGCGGCGGGCTCGGCCGCATATCTCGTCGGCGTCTTCGGCCCGGCCTTTATCGAGATGCTGCTCGCCCGCCTGCGCCGCGCCAACGAAGGCGGCGGCGATGAATGAACTTCTCCGCCTCGCGCGCTCCCTCCGCTGCGAGCCCACCGATCCCTGGCAGGCCTTCCGCCACCGCTTGGCGGTAGGCCTCGCCGTCGCGGCTCAGATCCTGATCCTATCGCTCCTCCGGTAATCCCATGCACATGACCGACCGGGGCCTTCTGGCCCTCGTCCGGCACGAAGGAATCGTGCCCGGACCCTATCTCGATGTGAAACAGGTCTGGACCTTCGGCATCGGCCACACGGCCGCGGCCGGGCCGCCCGATCCCGCCACCATGCCGCGCGGCATGCCCGGCGATCTCGATGCCGGGATCCGCGAGGCGTTCCGTGTGTTCCGGGCCGACCTCGCGCGCTACGAGGCGGCCGTCCTGCGCGCCGTGAAGGTACCGCTGACGCCGCACGAGTTCGATGCGCTGGTCAGCTTCCACTACAACACCGGCGGCATCGCCAAGGCTGCGCTGACCCGCCACCTCAATGCCGGCAATCGCGTTGCAGCCGCCGACGCGTTTCTGAACTGGCGGCGTCCTGCCTCGATCATTCCGCGCCGCGAAGCCGAGCGCGACCTGTTCCGGCATGGCCGCTATCCCGGAGGCACGATCCCGGTCTGGTCGGTGGATCGCACAGGCCGCGTGGACTTCTCGCGGCCGATCCGTCGCCTCACCGAAGACGAGGCTCTGGCCTTGGCTCGCGCTCCGTTGCCGCCGGTCCTCGATCTTGCGCCCCACGCGCCGACCGGCTGGCTCGTTCGGCTGGCCGCCTTCTTCTCCACTCTGATCCGGAGGGCCTGACCCATGCGCTACGTCCGACCCAACTCGCTCACCTGGTGGGCGGGACTTCTCGCCATGCTCACCGGCATCGCCTCCCTCGCGCTGCCCGCGACCGGACCGTTCGCCGAACTGTCCCGTCTCGTCGCGCTGCTCGCCGGCAGCGGCGATGCCTCGCCTGCGGGGCTGATGTTCCTCGGTCTGGGCCTGATCGGCCTGCGCGACCGGATCGAGCGCGGGTTCCGCGGCGATGCTTGAGTTCCTCGTGGGTCTGGTCGTGGGCGGCTGCCTCGGCGTCTTCGTCGCCGCCCTCTGCGTCGCCGCCGCACGGGGGGAGCGGGACGATGGCTGATCTCCTGATCTGGCTGGTCGCAGCTTTGGGCGCAGTCGGCGGCGTCGTCCTCGGACGGGTGTGGGGGCGCGCGGAAGGGGAAAGCGTGGGCAAACGGGAAGCGGAACGCGATGCGATGGAAGACAAGAGCAAGCGCGTCGAGAGAGGGCGCGATGCGATTCACGATGGCCGCCGCGCTGGCGATCCCGCTGACCGGCTGCGCCGCAACGATGGGCGCTGGTGACGCGGGCTGTGCTTCCTATGCCGAGGCGCGGCTCGCCCGGCCTGCAGCAGAGACCGTCGCAGAGGTGCCGTCCGCATGGGCGGACTGGATCGCCGATCTCGACGACCGCATGACGGGAACCTGCCGATGAAATCCCTCTCGCCCGCCTTGCAGGCCCATCTCGATGACGGCACGACGACGCTCGCCTGGTGCTGGCGGATCAGCCGCGCTGACGACGTCACCTACGGCTTCACTGATCACGACAGGACGCTCGCCTTCGACGGGACGGATTTCGAGCCCGAGAGCGGGCTCACGGCCTCCGAGGTGCGCTCGGGCTCGGACCTTTCTGTCGACGCGCAGGACGCCGAGGGCGTGCTGACCTCAGACCGGATCACCGAGACCGACATCCTCGACGGCCGCTGGGACAATGCCGAGGTCGAGGTCTGGCGGGTGAACTGGGTCGACACGAGCCAGCGCGTACTCATGCGCCGGGGCGCCATCGGTCAGATCCGGCGCGGGCGCTTGGCCTTCGTCGCCGAGGTCCGCTCACTCGCCCATGTCCTTGGCCAGACGGTCGGGCGAACCTTCCAGGCGACCTGTGACGCCGCGCTGGGGGATGCGCGCTGCGGCGTCGATCTGGAGAACACGGCGTTCAAGGGCACGGGTGCCGTGATTGACCTTCTGCGCGACCGAACCTTCACCGCCTCGGGAGTGGATGCATTCATCTCCGGCTGGTTCACCTTCGGCACGCTCGAATGGACCAGCGGCGCGAACGCTGGGCGGCGGACGGAGGTGCTCTGCCATGACGTCACGGACGGCGTGGCGATCCTGACCCTGCTCGAGGCGCCGGTGCGCGCGATCGCCGAGGGCGACGGTTTCACCATCCGCGCGGGCTGCGACAAGCGGATCGAGACCTGCGGCGCGAAGTTCGCCAACACCGCCAACTTTCGCGGCTTCCCGCACATCCCCGGCCAGGACGCGGTGCTGCGCTACGCCACCAAGGATGGCGGCCACGAGGGGTCCGTGCTGTGACGCAACCTCTCGCATCGGCCGACCCCGCGCGCGCCATTGCCATCGCACGGTCATGGCTGGGCACGCCGTATCACGACCAGGCGAGCCTGCGCGGTGTCGGCTGCGACTGCCTTGGTTTGGCGCGCGGCGTCTGGCGCGAGGTGGTCGGCCCCGAGCGATTCCCGATCCCGCCCTACAGCCGCGACTGGGGCGAGACGGGCCCGCGCGAGGTGCTGGCCGAGGGTGCGCGCGCCATGATGATCGAAGTGTCGCCTGCCGAGGCCGGTCCCGGCGCGCTGGTCCTCT